GGCTTCGCCTGTGGATGCCGAAGCCCCGCCCGTGCCCCTCAGTTCCCCATCCAACCCGGAGTCCCCGATGGAAAAGCTCTCTCCTACCGCGACCGCAGAAACGCCCCCGACGGCGCCAGCTCCCCTGGCGGCCGAACCCCTCACCCCGAACCCGCGCGCCGAAGCGCAGGCGATCGCCGAGATCTGCCTGATTGCCGGCGCCTCGCAGCGCACGGCCGAGTTCCTCGCCGCCGGCCTGAGCGAGGCCCAGGTCCGCCGCGCTTTGCTGGAAGCCCGAGCCGACCAGCCCGAGATCGCCTCGCGCATCACCGCCGATGCCGGCACCGCCATGCGCCCCGAGACCAGCCCGGTCGTCGCGGCTGTCAAGAAGCTCATCACCAAGGAGTAACCCATGCCCTCCATTCAAGAAACGCTCAACCTCGGCGACCTGCTCAAGTACGAGGCCCCGAACCTTTACTCGCGCGATCTGGCAACGGTGGCCAGCGGCCAGAACCTGGCCCTCGGCACGGTGGTCGGCCGCGCGCCGTTGACCGGCAAGCTCTCGCCGATCGACCCCGACGCCCTCGACAGCAGCGCCGAGGCGGTCGGTGTGCTGGCCTTCTCGATCGACGCCACTGCGGCCGATCGCGATGACGCCTTGCTCATCGCACGCCACGCCATCGTCGCCAGCCACGCGCTGGCCTGGCCCGCCGGCATCACCCCCACCCAGAAGGCCACCGCAATCGCCCAGTTGAGCGCGCGCGGTGTCCTCGTCCGTACCTCGGCCTGATCAGGAGCCCCACCATGCAGAACCCCTTCAACAACCCCGCGTTCTCGATGGCCGCCCTGACGGCGGCGATCAACATCCTGCCCAATCGCTACGGCCGGCTCGAGGATCTGAACCTGATGCCGGCCAAGCCGGTGCGCCAGCGTCAGATCATCGTGGAGGAGATGAACGGCGTGCTGAACCTGCTGCCGACGCTGCCGCCCGGCTCGCCCGGTACGGTGGGCACGCGCGGAAAGCGCAAGCTGCGCTCGTTCGTCGTGCCGCACATCCCGCACGACGACGTCGTCTTGCCCGAGGAGGTCCAGGGCATCCGTTCCTTCGGCTCGGAGACCGAGACCGAGACAGTGGCCGGGGTCATCGCGCGCCATCTGGAGACCATGCGCAACAAGCATGCGATCACGCTGGAGCACCTCCGCATGGGGGCCCTCAAAGGGGTGATCCTGGACGCCGACGGCTCCGTCCTCTACAACCTCTTCGACGAGTTCGAGATCACGCCGCAGGCCATCGCCTACGACCTGGGCAACGCCACGACCAACGTCAAGGCCAAGTGCATCGCCACCCTTGCCGCCATCGAGGACAACCTCAAGGGCGAGTTCATGAACGGTGTGCACTGCCTGTGCTCGCCGGAGTTCTTCACGGCACTGACCGGGCACGCCAAGGTCGAGAAGGCGTTCGAGAACTGGCAACAGGGCGCCATCCTCATCAACGACGTGCGGCGCGGCTTCACCTACGCGGGCGTGACCTTCGAGGAGTACCGCGGCCAGGCCACCGACCTCACCGGTACCTCCCGGCGCTTCATCGCCGCGGGCGAGGCGCATGCCTTTCCGATGGGCACGGTGGACACCTTCGGCACCTACTTCGCGCCGGCGGACTTCAACGAGACAGTCAACACGGTGGGGCAGCCGCTGTACGCCAAGCAGGAGCCTCGCAAGTTCGAGCGCGGCACGGACCTGCACACGCAGTCCAACCCGCTGCCGATGTGCCACCGCCCGGGGGTGCTGGTCAAGTTGACCGTGGCGTGACCGTGGGCCTGATCGAACGCCTCTACGAGGCAGCGGCGAATGCGGGCGTGCTGGTGAGTGCCGAGGTGGCCGGCCGCACGGTATCGGTCGGCTTCCTGTGCATCGACGACAACCTGCTCGACGGGCTGGTCCGTTCGGCGGCCTACACGATCACCTACCCGCTGTCGCTACTTCCCGACCTGGAGGCAGGGCACACCGTCGTGATCGCAGGCCAGACCTACCAGGTGCGTGACGTGCGCGCCATCGGCGACGGGACTGAGCGTCGCGCCGATCTCACTCGGCTATAGGCGGACGCGATGACCTCTATCCGTGAGCAGATCCTGCTGGCGGTGATGGCGGCTGTTCGCCCCACGGCCGAAGGGCTGGGCGCTACCGTCCATCGCTCGCCCACGGTGGCCATCAGCCGGGAACGATGCCCGGCGCTGGTTGTGTTCCCCGAGTGGGACGCGATCACCGAGCGCGCCAACGACCGGGTCACGCGAGAGATGACCGTTCGCATCGTCGCCCTGGCCCGGGCCGTCCCGCCCATCGCGCCCGAGACCGAGGCCGACCAACTGCTCACCGCCGCTCACGCGGCGTTGATGGCCGATCCGAACCTCGGTGGGCTGGCCCTTGGCATCCGCGAGCAGGAGTGCGAGTGGGAAGTGGAAGACGCCGACGCCGTGGCCGCCGCCATCCCAGCGCGCTACGCGATCACCTACCGGACGCTGGCGCGCGACATCTCTTCACCAGGATGAACCCATGACCCGACTTGTCTTGAAACGTCCGCACACCCACGCGGGCAAGGCCTTCCAGGCCGGCGACCGGATCGACGTCGAAGCGACCACCGCCGACTGGCTGATCGCCCAAGGCGTCGCCGCACCAGATGCCGTGCCGCCTCAGCCCGACCCCGAACTCGCTGATCCCAAACCCGACCTTCCCCGGTCCCAACGCAAGGAACCCAAGCCATGAGCACCTACGCCAGTTTTCAAGGGCGCGTCTTCCTCGGCAAGCGCGACATCGCCGGCCTGCCCATCGAAGTGCGCTCGCCCGGCAACGTCGCCGAGCTGAAGCTCTCCCTCAAGACCGACGTTCTGGAGCACTACGAGAGCCAGACCGGCCAGCGCTCGCTCGACCATCGCATGGTCAAGCAGAAGTCCGCCACCGTGAATCTCACCATCGAGGAGTTCACCAAGGAGAACCTGGCGCTCGCGCTGTACGGCACGCACGTGGTCGGCACGCCGGGCACCGTGACGGACGAGCCCATCGGCGGCGCCACGCCGACGGTGGGTGACCGCTACTTCTTCGCACACCCCAAGGTGTCCTCGCTGGTGGTCGTCGACTCCGCGGGCACGCCGGCCACCCTGACGGCCGGCACCCACTACACCGCCGACCTCGACTTCGGTGCCCTCCAGTTTCTGGATACCACCGGCTTCACCGCGCCGTTCAAGGCGAGCTACGGCTACGGCGTGGCCACCGAGATCGGCATCTTCACGCAGGCGTTGCCGGAGCGTTACCTGCGGCTCGAAGGCATCAATACGGCGCAGGGCAACGCCAAGGTGCTGGTCGAGCTCTACCGCGTGGCCTTCGACCCGCTCAAGGAGATCTCCTTCATCTCCGACGAGTACAACAAGTTCGAGCTTGAAGGCTCGCTGCTGGCCGACAGCACCAAGCCCTTCGACGCGGTGCTGGGCCAGTTCGGCCGCATCGTGCAGCTCTGAGAGATGGGTGCGCCATGAACGATCTGGACACCCTCGTCCCGCAAGGGATCGAACTGGTCATCGACGGCGAGCCCCTGGTGATCAAGCCGCTGAAGGTCGGGCAGTTGCCTGGTTTTCTGCGCGCCATCTCGCCGGTGATGCAGCAGATCTCGTCCACGGAGATCGACTGGCTGGCGCTGTTCGGCGAGCGCGGCGATGACCTGCTGTCGGCCATCGCAATCGCCGTCGGCAAGCCCCGGGTCTGGGTCGACGAGCTGGCCGCCGACGAGGCGATCCTGCTGGCGGCCAAGGTGATCGAGGTTAACGCCGATTTTTTTACCCGGACGGTGATGCCGAGGCTCGACGGGGTGCTCGCGGCGGGCCTGACGGCGCCAGCAACGAAGGCTGGTTCGACGCCATCCAGCACCTGATCGAGCACGGCCACCGCTTGCCCGACATCCTCGGTTACACGCTGGCGCAGTTGCGCGGCTTCATGGCGGCCACGACCCGGTCCGACGCTGCACGCGATGCTCGGCTGCTGTCACTGCTCGCCATCGGCACGCGCGGCGACGCGCGTCAGCTCGACAAGACCCTCGACCGCCTGACTGACCATGCGCATCTCGATCCGCATCGATAGCGCCGCCGGCAACGCACAGTTGCGCCGCTGGGGCGGCGAGTTCCGGACCAAGGTGCAGAAGGCGGTGGAGCGCGCCATGCGCACCGAGGCCGCCGAGATCAAGGACGACGTGCGTGCCCATGTGGCCGGTCAGATGTCGGTGGTCAGGAAGTCCTTCCTCAAGGGCTTCACCGCCAAGGTGCTGGCCAAGGACCCGAAACGGCTGCCGGCGCTCTACGTCGGCTCGCGCATTCCGTGGTCGGCCATGCACGAGACCGGTGGACAGATCGCCGGGCGGATGCTGATCCCCTTGCACGGACGGGTCGGACGCAAGCGCTTCAAGGCGCAAGTGGCCGAACTCATGCGCGGCGGCAACGCCTACTTCATCAAGAACGCCAAGGGGAACATCGTCCTGATGGCCGAAAACATCAAGGAGCACGACCGGCCGCTGTCGGGCTTCAAGCGCCGCTACCGCAAGGCCGAAGGCGTCAAGCGGCTGAAGCGCGGCGCCGACATTCCCATCGCCGTGCTCGTGCCCAAGGTGGTGCTCAAGAAGCGCCTGAACGTTGAGCGCCTGGTGGCGGGCCGGATTCCGCGTCTGTCGGCTGCCGTCGAGCGCGAGATCAGCGTCGTCGACTGACCCATGGCCAAGCGAATCTCCATCCTCGTCGCGCTGGAAGGTGCCGACGAGGGGCTCAAGCGCGCCATCACGTCGGCCGAGCGCAGCCTCGGCGAGCTGTCGAACACGGCCAAGACCAGTGGCGCCAAGGCTGCTTCGGGCATCGCCGAGGTGCGCGCGGGCATGTCCGCCTTCGGCGAGCAGGTCAACCGGGCCAAGGGACAGCTGCTGGCTTTCCTGACCATCAGCTGGGCCGGCGGCAAGGTCCAGGAGATCGTGCAGATCGCTGACGCGTGGAACATGATGTCCGCGCGCCTGAAGTTGGCCACGGCCGGGCAGCGCGAGTACGTCACTGCGCAGAAGGAACTCTTCGCCATTGCGCAGCGCATCGGCGTGCCGATCCAGGAGACGGCCACTCTGTACGGCAAGCTGCAGCAGGCAGTGCGGATGCTGGGCGGCGAACAGCAGGATGCGCTGTCGATCACCGAGAGCATCTCGCAGGCCCTGCGACTCTCCGGTGCGTCCGCCACCGAGGCACAGTCGTCGCTATTGCAATTCGGCCAGGCGCTGGCCTCCGGCGTGCTGCGCGGTGAGGAGTTCAACTCCGTCGTCGAGAACAGCCCGCGATTGGCGCAGGCCCTGGCCGATGGCCTGAACGTGCCCATCGGGCGACTGCGCAAGCTCGCCGAAGAAGGCCGCCTGACTGCCGACGTGGTGGTCAACGCGCTGATGAGCCAGAAGGACAAGCTGGCCAGTGAGTACGCGCAGTTGCCGCAGACGGTCAGCCAGAGCTTCGAGCGCCTGCGCAACGCATTCGGTCAGTGGGTCAGCAAGGTGGACGAATCCACCGGGCTCACCAAGAAGCTGGCCGAGGCGCTGACCTTCCTGGCCAACAACCTCGACACGGTGATGCAGTGGTTGAAGCGCATCGCCGAAGTCGGGCTGGCGGTGCTGATCTACCGCCTGATGCCTGCTCTGATCACCGCCTGGCAGACAGCCGGTGCGGCAGCGGTCACGGCGGCCACCGCCACGTCGACCGCGTGGGCGACCGCGAACACGTCAGTGTTGGCGGCCGTGGCGAGCGTCGGCCTGCTCAAGACCGCGTTCGCGGTCCTGGGTGCCTTCCTGGTCGGCTGGGAGATCGGCACCTGGCTGTCCGAGAAGTTCGAGATCGTCCGCAAGGCCGGCATCTTTATGGTGGAAATGCTGGTCAAGGGCATCGAGCAGCTGCGCTACCGCTGGGAGGTCTTCGCCGCCGTCTTCACCTCGGACACGATTGCCGAAGCCACGAGGCGCCACGAGGCTCGCCTCGCGGAGATGAACCAGATCTTCGCGCAGATGTACGCCGACGCCTCTCGCGGGGCGGAAGCCGCCAAGGGCGCGATGAACACCGCCGCGACGACCGCCGAGGAGATCGCCAAGCGGCTGGAGGCCGTGCGCCAGGGCACGCAGGAGGCGGTCGGCCGCGGCATCGAGGCGGTCCACACCGCGCTGGAGCGCTTGAAGACCCGGCTCGGCGAGGTCGAGCAGGCGGTCGGCAAGGCCAACCAGACTGTCAGCGACGCCACTGCCAAGATGGCCGAGGCGTACAAGGGTCTGACCTCCATCGTCGAGGCCAACCTGCTGCGGCAGATCGAGGCCGTGAAGGCGCGCTACCAGCAAGAGCAGTCGGCGCTGGAGACCACCAAGCAATCCGAGGCGGCGCTGATCACCAAGGCGACGCAGCTGCTCACCGACGCGCTGACCCAGCAGACGACGCTGCGCCGGCAGGCGACGACGGACACCATCAAGCTGATCGACGACGAATCGCGCGCTCGCATCGAATCCGCGCGCCGGCAGGGGCAGACCGAGGAAGAGCGCCGGGCCAACGTCCAGCGGGTTGAGAACGAGATCCTGGCGACCAAGCGCCAGACGATGACGCAGGCGCTGGCCGAGTACCGGCAGCACATCGACGCCCTCAACGCCGAGGCGAACCGTCACCTGGCCGAGATCAAGCGCATCGAGGAGGAAAAGCGCCAGCTCTCGATGACGACGGAGGAGCGCATCCGCGACATCCGCCGTCAGGGCATGACCGAGTTCGAGGCCACCGAGGACCGCAAGCGCCAGGTCGCCGAGTACCAGGAGAAGGCACGCACGGCGCTGGCCAACGGCGAGTTCGAGCAGGCCCGGCAACTGGCGCAAAAGGCGATGGACCTTGCCTCGCAGGTGGCCAGTGCGCAGACCAGCGAGGCCAAGCGTGGCGAGGACGCACGGAAAGCCTCCGAGCAGGCGGTGACCCAGGTGACCCAGCTCGAGGCGCAATCGCGCGAGGCCTACCGCAAGCAGGAGTACTCGCAGGCCGAGACCCTGATGCGACAGGCCGATCAGCTGCGCGCCGAACTGGCCCAGCGAACGAAGGAAGCCGACGCCCAGATCGTGCAGGGCAAGGACGGCGTCAACCAGGCCATCCAGCGCATCCGGGAGTCCGAGGAGATCCTCAACCAGACCCTGGACGCAGAAGCCAAGGCGCACCAGCGCGCGGCGCAGTCGGCGCTGTCGGCACGCGATGAGATCCAGCGCACGCTCACCGAGACCTCCAACCAGATCGACCAGATCACCGCCAAGCTCGCCGAAGGGCTCAAGGTCACGCTGGACGCGGACACCTCGCGCTTCGACAAGGCGATTGCCGATCTCGACAAGGCCATTGCCGAGAAGCAGTACCTGCTGGCGATCCAGGCCGATCTTCAGGAGGCGGAGAAGAAGCTCAAGGAGTACGAGCAGCTGCTCAAGGAAGGCAAGACGCTGCCGGTCGATGCCGACGTGTCGAAGGCCAAGGAAGCGCTCGATAAGCTCAAGGTCTACGCCGACCAGAACTCGCAGTTCGAACTGAAGGTGGCCACGGAGAAGGCGCAGGCTGCCATCGGCAATGTCGAGCGGCAGATCCTGGCGCTGGACCGCATCCAGACCGAGTCGCGCCACCAGGTCAACTCGAACGCCGATGCCGCCCGCGCTGAGATCCAGAGCCTCAACGGCATGAACACGTCGAGCACGCACACGATCTACGTGCGCAAGGTGGAGACGAATGCCACCGGTGGACTGGTGGGACGCGGCGTGCGCCACTTTGCCGACGGCGGCGCGGTTTCGCCGGCGTTCCCGAGGATGAGCGGTGGCGCCGTCCCCGGCTCGGGTCACCACGACACGGTTCCGCGCACCTTGGAAGCCGGCGCCTTCGTGATCCGCAAGGCAGCGGTGCAGAAGTACGGCAGCGGGGCTCTGGCGCGTCTGGCCAACGGGGTGGCGCGCTTCGCCGTCGGCGGCCCGGTGCGAGTGTTCGGTGGTGGCCGCTCACCGGCTGGCGGCGAGCAGCCCAGCACCCCGAAGAAGAACCGCGAGGCCGCCGAGGCGTTCAAGATGATCGAGCTCGGCCTGCAGGCAATGAACGAGTACACCGGCTGGCTGCAGTGGAACTACGGCGCCTCGGTCAGCCTGGATATGAAGCGCAAGACGATGGAGTACTGGGGCACGATGGCGCGCGATGACCGGCGCGCGCTCGATGGGTTCATCGGCCGCAAGACGCTCACCGGTAACGAGCGCCAGACTCTGGAGCGCATCAAGCAGAACTGGCGACAGGCGATGGCGCAGCCTCTCGTCTACGGCAAGGACGTCGAGCGCGACCTGATCGACTACATGGAGCAGAACCAGGGCGAGTTCTACCGGCGCGGCGGCATGGCGAAGTCCGACAGCGTGCCGGCCATGCTCACGCCGGGCGAGTACGTGGTGAACAAGGACGCGGTGGCGCGCTACGGCTCGGGCTTCTTCGAGGCGGTCAACAACCTGTCCGTGCCGGCCAGGGCGCTCGCTCAGCACGTCCAGGGCTTTGCCACGGGCGGCCTCGTTCGGCCCGCGGGCGTGGCACCGGCCCGCCCGGTGCTGCCGGCAGACGGCACACCGTCCCGGACCGTCCGGGTGGAGCTGGCTGCAGGCGACCGCAAGGTCACGGCCACTGTCGATGCGCGCGATGAGTCGCGCCTGCTGCAACTGCTGGAAGTCGCCCGGGCCCGGGCGGTCTGAGTCCCAACCACATGCAACTGAAGAACCTCGCGACCGGGGTGGCTCTGCCATTGCCCGACGACTTGCTGTGGACCGATGAGCACGCCTGGACGCCGGCCGTGGCGTCGCTGTCTTACCTCGTGACCGGCGCGCTGCTGGTGCAGTCCGCCGTGCGCCAAGCCGGTCGGCCGATCACCTTGGCGGGCGCCATCGACATGGCCTGGGTGACCCGGGCCACGGTTACCGCGCTCCACGAGTGGGCCGCTGTCCCGCTGGGCGCGAGCAGTGGCCGCTTCGAACTGACGCTGACCGACGGCCGAGTGTTCGATGTGGCCTTCCGGCACGGCGAGACGCCTGTCGAGGCCGAGTCCGTCGCCGGGTTCCCCGCCCGATCCGACGACGACTTCTACCGACTGACCTTGAGATTCCTGGAGCTCTGACATGCCGATCCAATCCGGCGACGTGAAACTGCTGAAGTCCGCCGTGATGGCGGACGTGCCGGAAGGTGGCGGCGCGCCCACCGGGATCACTATCGCCGACGGCGTCTCCAACGCCATCTTTCCGGACATCTCCGAGCTGGATCGTGCGGGCGGCCGGGTGAACCTGCGCAAGTCCTTCGTCTCGGTGCAGACCAGCGACACCGACACCTACTTCGGCGCGAACGTGATCGTCGCCGAGCCGCCCCAGGACCCGCGCGTGAGCGTCACGCTGTTCAGCACGGCCAAGACCTTCGATACCCGCGAGCAGGCGCAGGTGCGCATCGAGGCCTACCTCAACAAGGGGCCCGAGTGGGCCGGGTATCTCTTCGAGAACCACATCGCTGGCCAGCGCGTGATCCAGCTGTTCCAGCGCACGACCGACACCATCCCCAACGTCGGGCAGACGCTGGTCCTGATCGAGAACGAGGGGCTCGGCACGCAGAAGGAGCAGTACGTGCGAGCGACGTCGGTCTCCGTCGTCGAACGGACCTTCACCTACAACAACGACCAGGACTACAAGGCCAGCGTCGTCACGGTCAGCATCAGCGACGCGCTGCGGTACGACTTCACCGGCTCGCCTGCGAGCCGCACGTTCACGCGCATCGGCAGCGCTACCCGCGTGCGCGACACGGTGGTGGCCGACGCCGGCACCTACGTCGGTGTGGTGCCACTGACCCAGGCGGCGTCCGTCGGCGACTTCACCATCAAGGGCGCCTCGATCTACACACAGCTGGTGCCGAGCGCGCAGACTGAGACGCCGATCTCGTTCGTGCCTCCCTACGCCGCGGCTGGGCTGCCGGTACCGGGCGCCGTGGCGGTGAGCTACACGGCGAGCCACGCCTGGACTCCGACCGTGGCGTTCAACCTGCCGGGCGGCTGCTTGCCCGGATCGTTGAGCATCCAGACCGCCGGCATCACCATCTTCGACGACGCGGGTCTGCTCAAGACGGCGAGCGGGACCATCGGCACCATCGACTACGCCAACGGCATCCTGGCCCTGAACTCGGGTTCGATGTCGAGTTCCAAGGCCGTCACCTACACGCCGGCCGCCCGGATTCTTCGGGCCCCGCAGAGCTCCGAGGTACCGATCACCCCGGAGTCGAGAAGCCAGTCCTACGTCGGCGCCGTGCTTCCAGTACCGCAGCCCGGCACGCTGTCGATCAGCTACATGGCGCAGGGGCGCTGGTACGTGCTGTCCGACGGCGGCAACGGATCGCTCAAGGGCCTCGACACCAGCTACGGCGCCGGCACGGTCAACCGCAATACCGGCGCCTTCGTGGTCACCCTGGGCGCGCTGCCCGACGTCGGGTCATCGCTCATCCTGACCTGGAACGTTCCGACACAGGAGACGCAGCAGCCGTCGACGACCCTCAAGGCATCGCAGACCCTGGTGCTGAATTCACCGGCCGACAAGGCTCTGCAGCCGGGAACGCTGTCAGTGTCTTGGGAGTACGACGGCGCCAAGACTGCGACGGCCAACGCGGCCGGGGATCTCTCGGGCGCGGCGACGGGAAGGGTGAACATCGCGGGCAGCCGCGTGGAGTTCGCGCCCAACGTGCTGCCTGCGGTGGGAACGCTGCTCACCGTGAGCTACGTGGCAGGTCCGAAGCAGGAGGACAGCTTCGCGTACCCCTCGCGCAACGGCTCGGGCCAGGTGCCGGTAACCGCCACGCTCGGCGCCATCGAGCCCGGGTCACTCGAGGTCGAGTGGAACACCTTGACCGACGAGGCCGTGCTCGGGGCCTACACCATCCAGCAGCTGCTGGAGATGGGCGTGGCCGTGTCCATCTGGCGCGACCCGATCCAGATTGCCCACGACAACGGCAGCGGCTCCGTGGTGCTCAACGGCATCAGCATCGGCACGGTGAACTACGCCACCGGGCAAGTGGCGTTCAACCCCGATGTCACGATCCGGATTCCGAGGCCCAACTACACGGCGGTGGCCATCAACGGCACGGGCCGATGGCGTCTGAACTACAGCGGCCTGTCGTACATCGACGCGCCGTCGGTGTACCCGAACGATGAGTCGGGCTTCGTGAAGCTGCGCTACAACAGCGCGGGCTCGACGAGCAGTCTGACCGAGACCATCCCGTTCTCGCCCTCGTTCAAGCTGGTGCCCGGCGTGAACGCCCAGGTGGTGACCGGCACGGTCTTGCTCACTGTGGCGGGCGCGCAGCCCTGGGGTGACAACGGCCAGGGCACGCTGCGCGAATTCACACCGAGCGGCTGGGTCACGCGCGGCTCGATCAACTACCTCTCCGGCGACGTGGCGCTGACGTCCTGGACGGCCGGCACGGACAACGCGATCACGCGCGCCAGTTGCGTGACCACAGTCGGCGAGAACATCTCCAGCGAGTACGTGTTCCGTACTGGCGCGGCGCCACTGCGCCCGGGGTCGCTGTCCGTCCAGTTCGCCCGCGCGGTGGGTGGGACTCAAAGCGTGACGGCGGGCATCGACGGCCAGATCGAGGCGACCGGCCTCACCGGCGCGGTGGACTACGAGAGTGGTCTGGTGCGCCTGCGCTTCGGCCGGATGGTCACCGCCGCAGGCAACGAGAGCCAGCCCTGGTATGCCGCCGAAGGAGTAGGCGCCGACGGCAAGATCTTCAAGCCGGAGCCGATGGCAGCATCGAGCGTGCGCTACAGCGCCGTGGCCTACAGCTACCTGCCGCTGGACGCGAACCTGCTGGGCATCGATCCGGTTCGCCTGCCCAGCGACGGCCGCGTGCCGATTTTCCGGCCCGGTGGCTTCGCGGTGGTCGGACACACCGGGCGCATCACGACCTCGGTCAGCAATGGGCAGACCATCAACTGTGCGCGGGTCCGCCTGTCTCGCGTGCGCGTGGTCGGCCACGACGGCGCTGTTATCCACACCGGCTACACCGCGGACCTCGAAGCCGGCACCGTCACCTTCAACGATGTCTCCGGCTACAGCCAGCCCGTGACCATCGAGCACCGCGTCGAGGACATGGCCGTGGTCCGTGATGTGCAGATCAGCGGCGAAATCAGCTTCACGCGGGCGCTGACCCACGAGTACCCGGTTGCACCCATCGGCGATCCGGCGTCCGGGAGTTTTGTCTCCAGCGCCCTGATCGCCGGGGATCTGTTTGCCCGGGTCAGCCTGGTGTTCGATCAGGCCACGTGGAGCGGCGCGTGGTCGGATGCGCTGGTGGGCAGTGCCGCTACCGCGACCTTCAACAACACGCAGTATCCGATCCAGGTGACGAATCGCGGCGCGCTGACCGAACGCTGGATCGTGCGCTTCACCAACAACACCTCGTTCGAGGTGATCGGCGAGAACGTCGGCGTCATCGCCACCGGCAACACCAGCGCCGACTGCGCGCCGAACAACCCGGCGACCGGCGTTCCGTACTTCCATCTCCCGGCGCTTGGCTGGGGCAACGGCTGGGCCACCGGCAACGTGCTGCGCTTCAACACCATCGGCGCGCAGTTCCCGGTCTGGGTGGTGCGCACCGTCCAGCAGGGGCCCGAGAGCGTGCCCGACGACAACTTCACGTTGCTGATCCGCGGCGACGTTGATACCCCCTGAAATCGCAGACTGGAACTCAAGACATGCCTGACCTCACCGTCAAATATTTCAACAGCGGCATGACCGGCGCGCCCCAGATCGCCAACAACTGGGGCGATCTGGTGAGCATGCTCGATGCCTGCCTGGTTAACGGCTTCGCGCTGAAGGCCATCGATACGCTGACCTCGGCGGGCGGCATCGCCACGGCCACCGTCTCCTCCGGACATGCCTACCGCCCAGATCAAGTGGTGCTGATCGCCGGGGCCGAGCAGCCCGCTTACAACGGGCAGTTCCGTGTGCTGACGACGACTACGACCACTTTCACCTTCGCGGTGGAAGGCACGCCGGCCTCGCCCGCGACGACCACATCGAGCCTGAGCGCCAAGGTGGCGCCGCTCGGCTGGGAGAAGCCGTTTGCTGGGACGAACAAGGCGGCCTATCGCAGCAAGAACCCGCAGTCGCCGCAGAACCTCCTGCTGATCGACAACAGCCTCAAGACGCCCGGGTACACGACGTCCTGGGCCAAGTGGGCCAACGTTGGCATCGTGGAGGACCTGGCCGACATCGACACCATCGTTGGTGCCCAGGCGCCCTACGACCCGAACAACCCGACGCAGAACTGGAAGCAGGTCGCGGCCAACCAGTGGGGATGGCACAAGTGGTACCACGCACGCCAGGCCGGCTACGACAACTCCGGTGACAGCGGCGGCGGCAACCGCAATTGGGTGCTGGTTGGTGACGACCGCCTGTTCTTCCTGTTCTGCAGTAGCGCGGCGGGGTATGGCTGGTACGGGCGCAGCTCCTACTGCTTCGGCGACATCACGAGCTTCAAGCCGGGTGACAACTACGCGACCGTGCTGTGCGCCGACGACGTCTACTGGAGCAACAGCAGCAGCGGCTATTCCAGCTATCCGGGCCAGTTCAACGGCTATGGCCTGGTGTCCTCGCTCGACTTCGCCGCCAAGGTGCTGCTGCGCAACCATACGCAGCTGGGCAATCCAGTCCGCTTCGGCGTCACCTCGCTCAACACCAACAACGGGCAGCAGATCTGCGGCCGCGGGCCGACGCCGTTCCCGAACGGCGCGGACTACAGCCTGTGGTTGCTGCCCACCTACGTTCGCCAGGAGGATGGTCACATCCGTGGGCTGATGCCTGGCATGTTGTGGATGCCGCAGGACCGGCCCTACAGCGACCAGACCATCGTCGACAACGTGGTCGGCCAGGCAGGCAAGCGCTTCCTGCTGGTCCGCTCGCAGTACAGCTCCGAGACCGAAGGCGCGCAGATTGCCTTCGACATCACCGGGCCGTGGAGGTGACCGATGAGCTACCCGCTCAGCGACACCCTTGCGACAGCGCCCGCCTCGGGCTACACCACCGTGCTCGGTGGGATGTCCGCCAGCCAAAACAGCGCGCAGCAGGCCATTGATGTCTCGGCGTCGACCACGCAGTCGATCCTGCGCTTCAACGAAGCGGCGAACGGCGACTTCTGGTTCGAGGCCGACGTCGAGTTGCTGACCGACCCGAGCGCCCGCAAGCACGTCGGCCTGTGGATGACCACTGGCAACGCGGCTGAGGGCTACCGCTTCTCGCACCTGGACGGCGCTTGGAGCGTGTCGCGCTGGAGCAGTGGGTTCGGCGACGGCGCGGCGGTGACAGGCAGCGTCAACGACGGCGCCAGGCCAATGGCTGGCAGCGCCAGCACGGCGCCGACCTTCAACGTCGGACAGCGCAGGGTCTTGCGCTGCGAGGTGATCACCGGCGCGCCGGATGCGAACGGCGTGCCGCTGACGCGGCTGATTCAGTTCTCGGCCGGTGGTGTCGTGCTCTTCCAGGTGGCCGACGTTGCGTACCGGGGCAAGCTGGTGCCGGGCGTGTTCCTCTACGGCGCCACGGCGCGAATCCATGCCATTGCGGGGGACACGCCCTCGGGCCTGCCTGCGTTTCCCGCTGCGGTCGGGGTCAACGCTGCGGACGATCTGCAGCCGCTGACGGGAGGCTCCACTTCGGTGCTGCCCAGCCCCGGCGCCAACATCGGCGTCAACGTCGATGCCGAACTGATGCGCCTGAACAGCCCTGCGTCCGAGCGATGGAGCGAACCCGGCGTCTACGACCGCCACTTTCGGGCGCTCCCGTCCGGGCGCAAGAACATCCATTTCAGCGGCGTCGGTGTGATCGCGGGCACGGTCAAGGAGAAGGGCATCCCCGACCAGCCGCTGGAGCGGCGCGTCCAGCTCATCAGCGAGAACACGCGCTTGCTGGTGGCTGAGACCTGGAGCGATGCCAACGGGGACTATCGCTTCGAGGTCATCGATCCGAACCAGCGCTACACGGTCGTCAGCTACGACCACAAGCACCTGTACCGCGCCGTGATCGCGGACAACCTGCAGCCGCAGTTGATGCCATGACTGTCGCCATCACCGTCGAACACAACGAGGCTCGACTCGCCGGCACGCTGACCTTCCTGGATGCAGGCAGCAACCCGGCGCGCCTGCGGATCTACGGCGGCACGCGCCCGGAGACGCCGGCTACGACACCCACCAGCGCGATGCTGGTCGAGATCCGATTGACCAAGCCTGCAGGCACGATCTCGAACGGGCTTCTGACACTGACGCAGCAGGAGGACGGCCTGATCACCGCCAGCGGCATCGCCACCTGGGCCCGGCTGGTCAATGGCGACGACGTCACGGCGCTCGACCTGGACTGCAGTGGCACCGACGGCAGCGGAGATGTGAAGCTGGCCAGCACCAGTCTGTACCTGGGTGGTGACGCGCGCATGGTGTCGGCCATCCTGGGCTGAATTCGTGGACTGACGACATGCCAGACACCGGGCCGCTGCAGGTCCATCTGCGGTTTGACCGGCCAGCGCCCACCGACGCGGATCTGCTGTTCGGCGCCGACTTCGTCGCGCCTCGCAATGACCTGACGGTTCAGGCCTTCCTGCCCCAGCCGGTCGCCACGATCAAGTTCATCCCGCCCGCGCGTGTTGAACTGCTGGTGCAACTGCCGGCGCTCACGGTGAGTTCGGTGCTGCTGCGCCCGAGCGTGCCGCTGGACGTGGGCGACGGCCAGGGCGCGGTCCTGCCTGGCGTGGTCTTCGCCGGTGACGTGCGCTACTTCTCGCGTACGCAGCGCCCCACGGTCGGCCAGACCGCGCATCTCTGGCAGGTGGCCGGGCGGACTGAAGACGGGCCCAAGCACGGCCAGCAGGACGCCGACGCCAAGCCATCGGGTTGGGGGGTCCCCTGGCGGCGCACGGCGTCACTGCCGCAAGGCGTCGCCCACAGGCTGCCGCCGGTGCTGTCGGCTTCGCGCGAGCAGCGTCGCGCCCACCACCAGGACGCAACGCCGTTGCGGGACGCAACGTGGCTTCGGCATCAGATCGCCACGCACCTCGAGATGGTCCGCGAGGGACTGTTCCAGAACGCCGGTGCGGTCGGCGACGCCACGAACTTCCGGCACCAGGACGGTGATCGCAGCAAGCGCGCGAACCGGCTGAGTTTCTGGCAGGGCGGACGGAAGGTCGCGCGCGGCCAGGGCTCGGACTTCCAGAGCGCACGCGCTGAGCTGCGGGGCTGGCGTGGTCGGTATCAGGAGGCGGTACCGCCGCCGCCAGGGATCAGCCTGCTGGTGATCCCGGTGCCACCTCCGACGACGCCTTGCTACACGCCGAGCACGGCACTGCTGTTCGCCGCACTGGCCGCAACCGATGGCCATCTGCTGTTCATGTGTGAGAAGCACGACAACCAGCCTCCCACCGAGGAGCCAGTGGTTGTCCCCATCCGGAGGCTGTACTTCGTGATCAACAACCTGACCCTGCACCGCGTGCCGGATGGCGCGGAGGTGCCGGTGTTCAACATGTCGCTGTCGCTCGACGCCGCGTCTTGGACCTGGGGGTTCGAGGCGTCGCTGCCGGCGAGTGCCGAGTCCTTGGTCGACCCTGGTGCGGCGTCCGGTCCGGTGGAACTGCTGGCCAGCGTGAACGGCACCGCCTTCCGGGTGCTGGCCGAGAACATCAGCCGCGAGCGCTTCTTCGGCGACACGAGCATCCGCATCTCGGGCCGGGGGCGCAACGCCGTGCTGGCGGCGCCCTACGCGCCGGTGATGACCTTCTCGAACGCCGAGGGCCGCACCGCCCGGCAACTGATGGACGATGTGCTGACCATCAACGGCGTGCCGCTCGGCTGGTCCGTCGATTGGGGCCTGACCGACTGGAACGTCCCGGCCGGCGCGTTCGCCCACCAGGGGACGTGGATCGAGGCCCTGGCCGCCATCGCGTGCGCCGCGGGTGGCTACCTGATGCCCCATCCGACTGCGCAGACGCTGCGGGTTCGCCATCGCTACCCAGTGGCGCCGTGGGAGTGGGGCTCCGTCACCCCCGACTTCGTGCTGCCTGTGGACGCCGTGGCCCGCGAGTCCCTGCGCTGGCTGGAGAAGCCGGCCTACAACCGCGTGTTCGTTTCTGGCCAGGAGGTCGGCGTGCTCGGCCAGGTCACGCGTGCCGGGACTGCAGGCGACGTGCTGGCGCCGATGGTGGTGGACGCGCTGATCACGGAAGCGCCTGCTGCTCGCCAGCGCGGCATCGCCGTTCTGGCCGACACCGGACGTCAGATCGAAGTGAGCCTGCGCCTGCCGGTGCTGGCGGAGACCGGAATCATCGAACCGGGGGCCTTCGTCGAGTACCAGGACGGCAGCGTGACTCGGCTCGGGCTGGTGCGCGCCACGCAGGTTCAGGCTGGGTTCCCCGAGGTCTGGCAGACGCTGGGGGTGCAGGCCTATGCATAACGTCTACGAGCAGTTCCGCCAGCTGCTGCCTGACGCGCCGCTGCAGGCCGGAACGGTGATCGAGATCGGCGCCGGCGTCGTCACCGTTCAACTGCCCGGTGGCGGCGTCGTCAAGGCGCGTGGCGCCGCTGGCCTCGGCCAGAAGGTGTTTGTCCGTGACGGCACGGTCGAAGCCGTCGCTCCCAGCCTGCCGCTCGAACTCATCGAGATCTGACCCACCGCTGATTCATCCCTTGAGGCCCGCCCAGTTGCATTCGCGCTGGGCGGGCTTCGTTTTTCTGGAGGCCTCTATGTCTGAACACGAACAACCGACCCTCGTGGAGAGCATGCTGCTCTTGCGCCGCGAGGACTTCGACGAACTACTCGACCGTGCCGCAGAGCGCGGTGCCGAGCGGGCGCTGTCGCACCTGGGGCTGGAGAGCAGCCACGCTGCGCGCGACATCCACGAGCTGCGCGATCTGCTGGAGGCGTGGCGCGACGCACGGCGCACCGCCTGGCAGACCGTCATCAAGGTCATCACGACCGGCATCTTGGCGGCGCTGCTGGTGGGTGCTGCCATCAAGCTGAAGCTGATGGGGAGCGGCCAATGATCGAGACCTTGCTCGGCGGCCTCCTCGGCGGGGCGTTCCGTTTGGCACCGGAGGTCCTGAAGTGGCTGGACCGCAAGGGCGAGCGCGGCCACGAGCTGGCGATGCAGGACAAGGCGCTGGAGTTCGAGAAGCTGCGCGGCGCCCAGCGCATGTCGGAGATCGGCGCCAGCGCGGACGCCGCCTGGAACGTCGGTGCCATCGAGGCCCTGCGGGAGTCGGTCGCCGCCCAGGGCCAGCGGTCCCGAGTGCGCTGGGCCGATGCGCTGTCCATCAGCGTTCGCCCGGTGATCACCTACTGGTTCATGGCGCTGTACTGCGCAGCGAAGACGGCGGCGTTCGTCGGGGCCATGTCGGGTGGCGCCGATTGGGGCGCCGCGATCTTGCACGCGTGGACCGAGGCCGATCAGGCGCTGTGGGCCGGGGTGCTGAACTTCTGGTTCCTGGGGCGGGTGTTCGACCGGGTGCGGTCGTGATCGCGGTGCCGCAGGCGGCCATCGATCTGGCCAAGCGCTTCGAGGGGTTTCACCGGGTACCGAGAGCCGAGCCGGGCCGCGCGCATCCCTACGTCTGCCCAGCCGGCTACTGGACCATCGGCTACGGCCACCTCTGCGATCCGAAGCACCCGCCGATCACGGAGGCAGAAGCCGAGGGCTACCTGGCCGCCGACCTCAAGACGGCGCTGAACGCGACGCTGCGCTACTGCCCTGTGCTGGCCACTGAGCCCGCGGGGCGGCTCGCGGCCATCGTGGACTTCACGTTCAACCTCGGCGCCGGACGACTGCAGACGTCGACGCTGCGGCGGCGGATCAATCAGCGTGACTGGCCGGACGCTGCGACGGAACTGCTGCGCTGGGTCTATGGCGGCGGAAGGGTACTGCCGGGCCTTGTGTCACGCCGGGAAGCGGAGGCCGCTTGGCTGCTTCGCAGCGCCTGATGCCGAGCCGGCCCAAGGCGCTTGGCTTCACCCGCGAACAGCGCGTTCATGTCATCCCATCGATCTCTGGAGTGCTGCTTTGAACCACCGATTCAAGAAGGCCGTCATCGACGACGTCATCGCGGCGAATGTCGACCAGCGTCTACAAGCAAACCTGCTGGAACTCTTCGAGTACGCCATGAAGTCCGTCGCACCGACGTTAGTCCGCGAGGCTCGGTTCGACACAAGCGACTTCGCCACAGCCCGCCAGCGCGGCTGTGACGGCTTCGTCATGCTGCTCAGCCTGGCGCGCGCAGATTCCCGCGACGGCTGGTTCGGCGCATTCCAAAGAGGCGATCAGCGCCTCGACGTGGTCGGACACCTGGAGTAGCTCAGTCAGTCTGTCGAAGCGGGCAGGTCCCAGTCGGCCGAGCGTGCCTCGCCGGTCTGGTAGAACTGCTTGACCAGCTTCACGAACCCGAGGAAGTCCTTGTTCTCTGTGGCCAGACGATTGGCCATGTCCCAGTCGATCTCGTCTCGCTCACGGGCTGGGATCAACACCTGGCTATCGACCGGGTTCTCGGTGTCCAGCTTGATCAGGCCGATGCCGTGGGCTGCGAACAGCATACGCAGCTCCTTGAGCGTGTCCTGGCCTTCGATCTCTGCCGCGACCAGGTAGCCGAAGTTGGCCCACGACGAGTTAGACACGGCCTGGAAGAAGCACTCGCGCGCGTTTGAGCGGTTGATCAGCAACTTGGCCTCGAACGACCACAGCCGGGTTCGCTTGTCCGAGTACTGGTTGACGCAGTCGCGCACCTCCTGATGCCACTCGGCGCCTAAGTCCTCCATGCCGACCACGTCGGGGTACAGCCAGCGGTTGCCATTCGGCCCCCGCTTGTTCGACGACTTCTTCTCGTCGATGCGTTTGGAGAAGACCCTGAACTCATCCCACACGTACTGCGACAGCATCGGGTACAGCGCGTGTTCGCCGAGCTTGACTGCATCGGCATCTGCGGCTGGCGTGCCCTGCGCCGCTTCGGCCGCAGCGACCTCGGCACTATCGGACTTCTCCGAGTAGTAGTACTTCCGCGGCCGCCCCTCGGTCGTCTTCAGCTCGGGATGGCGCTTTTGCAGCGCGGGCCGTTGCGAGCTGATCTCCGCCACCAGTTGCTGCACCAGGCCGGCGTCGTCGGTGATGAACTTGCTGCTTGCCTTCTTGGCCTGGCACTCATCTGGGTAGGTCTCGAACACCCACTCGGCGATCTGCCGGGCGGTGAACTTCTCGTCCGCACGTTCCTTCAGGAAGCCGAGAAGCGCCTTGCTGAGGTTGAGCTTTTCCTGCATGTCGCCTCCGGGTGCGGTTCAGGCCTGAGCGCCCGATTGGGGCGGCACCGACGGCTTCTGTCCCGGGTGGTACGTCGAGTCGAACACCATGTCCGCCAGCCAACGCTTGAAGTTCGGGTTGTCGCTGAACTGCTTGAAGAGCTCCGTGTGATCGTCGAGCAGCTCCAGCACCACACGGTTGAGCGCCTTGTCGTGCTCCAGCCTCGCGTTCTGCTTACCCGAGTTGGCCTGCGCGTTTTGATAGGCCTTGTCCTGCGCGACGCGCGCCGGAATGTCTTCGGTGACGACCTTGCGAATCTTGTCGGCGTCGTGCCACTCGATGTTGCCGAACAGGTCGTTGAACTGCTTGATGACGTTCGACAGCCTGTCCAGCTCTGGCTCGCCACCGCCTCCACCACCTCCGGGGGGTGGAGGCTCGACAAATGCGTCTGCGTCGTCCATCGCCATTCGCATGGAAGCCTTGGCCTGAGCTCGGTAGCTGTCCATGTCGATGGCCTCGAGCACGCCCTTGGACAGATCCTCTTCCTTGGGTGCAGGCAGCTTCGGAATCAGGAAGTTCAGGAAGATCGACAGCTTCTCCCATGCCGGGTGGCCGTAGGGCAGGATGGCCGCCAGGAAGCCGTAGCTGCGGACGAAGGCCTTCGCCTTGCCCTTGAACTTCACCTGGTCGTCTTCGGAT